CAATGGCTCCGTTCAACCAGGGGTTGATGGCCTTTGGCAAGCGTGTCGTTGACGTTGACAATGAGAACGCTGCCATGCTCGGATCGCAGTTGAATTTCAACGGAGTGTCGTCTGCCGAGACCGATCCTGCCAGGCGGGCGGCCGATCTCAACAAGCAGTTCAAGGATGTCGTTGCAAGTTCGGGTGCGTCTGATGCTGCCAATCCGTATTTCCAGCTTGCTGCCCGCCAAAACTTTGGCCGAAAGCTTGGCTTGGACTACCGGTCTGCGGTCTATCAGATGAAGGAGCAGGTCACGGATCCTGACAAGCCGATCTCTTACGCCGAGGCGTCGGCAAGGGCTCTGGAGCAGGTTGTTGGTTCGTCCCTTGATGGTGATTTCTACGGCTTCCAGGGGTTCAAGGAAGTGGCTCAGAAGACCGACGCCGAGATGATGGCACGGTTCAACGAGGAAGCCGTCCAGCGCAAGGAAACACAGGGTGCGCTCAACGCAAAGGCAGCAATATCAGCAGCTGTTGCCAACGGAGACCTTGCAACGGCTGACATGGCTTTGGCCGACTACCAGACAAAGGTGACTGATCCAGCCAAGGTTCGTGCCAACTTCATTGGCACGGCCAAAGACTCCATCATGTCGGCGACGACCCTCGAAGACCTTCACAAGCGAGTCGATGTCCTCCGTGACATGAGGTACGGAAACCAGCAGGTCCATAACAACATGGATCTTCTCGGCGAGATCACTCAATACAGCGAAGAAGCGACGCGCCGGATTCTTGCCAAGACCGAGCAGGACACAAAGTTGAACGAGATTGCGTTTGAGAACGGAAAGCGTTCTCTGTATGCAAACGGGTTTGTCACTGATGCTCTACACCAGATTCAGACGAACGGGCAAGAAATCGCCGGAGGCAGCTACCAGGACTGGGTGGAGCGAACCGTTGACAACGTCGCTCAAAAGGAAAAGTGGTCTCCTTATGTAACCGAGCGAGTGAAGCAGCACGCCTTTGACATGATGCAGTCAATGCTCGCCAAATCCACGACAATGGCTGACTCCAAGAGCAAGGCTGCTGCAAAGGAAGTTCTTGGGCAAATCATGGACGGCCGCCTAAAGACTGAATCGGAAGTCATGGATGCGTGTGGTACATCTGGTGTCCACGCTGAAGACATTCCGGGCCTGATTGATCTGTCTACTCGCCGATCTGGACCTGTCCGGGCTGCGCTCGACCAGACGGTTGAGCAGATGACGCAGCAGAACATCGGAATCCTGTCTAACGCTTACAACGCAAACGGAGCAATGCCGTTTGGCGTCGATGGCAAGCCGTCGGCAACGTCGCTCATCGAGACCCAGAAGCATTCGATGCAGGTTGCCCAGGAACTCTACGACGCTACCAACGAGTTCATCAGCGGTAAGGTTCCAGATGCTCGTGGCAATTACTTTGAGTCGTACCAGAAGCAGGGTCAGCAGCAGGCAGCCACGGCTGTCCGCAGGTTCCTAGCAGACAAGAACTCCGATCTGTTGAAGGCAAAGATCGACGAATCCGACCGCATGGTCGCGGCTGGCAAGAAGAGCGTAAACGGGTCCTGGGTTGCTGCCAAGAACCCGACCGACCTCTCCGACTCGAATTGGCGCAGCACCGGCACTCTTGGAGACCTCGCAAAAAGAGTCAACGAAGGGAAGGTCTCTGTCAACATCGACAAGCCGCCTGCGGAGATTGCCCAGGTGTATGGAGACACCATCAGGCGACTGTCCCACGACTACGAGGTTGGGTGGTTTTCCACCGGAACCGTGGATCAGTTGCGAACAACCATCGCCTATCAGCTCTTCCGGAACTACGGCCTTGAGCCAGGAAAGACAGTCCGCACTGCAAAGCGTGAAGTGTGGGGAGGGCTGCTTGGCGCAATTACCGCAATCCCCGATTACTTGCTTACCGAATACACCAGCGGGTGGACTAGCGCGGCGTTCAACGCATTCAGCACATACAAGACGTCTGACGAGCTTCGTGAGGATTATGCGTCCGTCATGCGGCTACATGGAATGACGCTGGACCACATCCTGATGGACAAGGACCAGGAGGGGCTTCCCGTCTTTGGGCTGACCCTTCCTCGGGATCGACAGGAGCTACTGAAGGCTGCCTTCGCCGTCCCGATGATCCAGTCGCTCGACGAACTCAGGGACACTGCAAAGGTGTCAGCCGTGTTGCAGCGGCTTGGTCTTACCGACGCGGAAGCCCCCCAGTTCATCCAGGCACAGAGAACCCTGTTTCACCTCCGAAACATTGGCTTGTCGCAGGGTGGTAATGCGTCTGTTTCCATCACTACGCAAGATGAGCTGAATCAGGCCAAGAGCGAATACTACCTGCACCTCGAAGAAGCAAAGAAGAAACTCAACACTCCATGAGCCAGTTCCAGAACCCGATGCAGTCCATGCAGGAGGATTCGACCCTCTCTGCCGACATCTCTTCGAGCCCTACGGTTGACAATCGCCAGCAGTCAGCCGATGGCGGACAACCAATCTGGGACACCACCGATGCCCTGATGGCGGCACCTCGTGGCCTTGTTGGAGCTGTCCAGGGAATCTACAACACCGCCGATTGGCTTACTGCTGATTCGCTCCCAGACTGGAAGACCAACCCGCTTGGCGAATCCAGGAGCATTGTCGGCGGGCTGCTTGAAGGTCTTGTCGAGTTCAGCGCGCTGTTCATCCCTGGCATGAATATTGCCGAAGGTGTTGGAGCCGCTGCCCAGGCAGGAAAGCTTGGCGGTACTGCGGCCAAGGCACTTGGTTGGATGGCAAAGGCAGAGAAGGGGGCTGAGGAAGCGCGTACCTTTGCGTCTGTTGCATCCGGTGTTGCCAAGAGTGCCGCAAAGGCTACGGTGGTCGGTGCCGGTACTGACTTTCTTCTCGCTACTCCCGGTCAGCAGCGTCTTAGCAACCTGGCGATTCAGTTTGACTCTCCGTGGCTGAACAACGACGTCACTCAGTTCCTCGCATCTGGAGAAGGAGAGGGCCAGCTTGAAGCAAGGCTAAAGCGGGCAGCGGAAGGTGTCCTCATCGGTGTTCCTGTCAACACGGTTGTTGATGGAATCATGGCTGGAATCAAAGCTGTTCGGTTTGGTCGAGTTGCTGCTGAAAACGTTCGAGCAAACGGCGGAACCCCCGAAGAGGCTCTGGATGCGGCAACAAAGGCAGAGGCTTCGTATGCGTCCGAAAATGTTGAAAGCATTCACGAAGCAAGCGGAGTCCTTTACTCCAAGGGATCGTCAAATGCTGAATCGGCGTCTGTTTCTGCCGTTGACAATCCGCTAGAAGCAGAAAAGGTCAGAGCCGTATCCGACCAGGAGCCGCTGAACAAGCCGCTCTCTAGCTCGCCTCGGCTTGTCAGCGAACTTCAGAAAGAACTCTCTGTTTCTACAGGGACGACGGCTGCCAAGTACGTAAGCACAGCACGTGAGCTTGACGGCATTCCGACAGAAGCAATCGACAAGATTCGGAAGTCTTCTGAGGAAATTCGGAAGTGGGGGGATCACGAAGACCCAGAGTTTCCAGATGAGCTGAGAAACAATGCCAATAACATACTCCGGGAAAACGGCATTGACCCAAACAAGCTTACAAAGGAGCAGAACAATGCTCTTTGGGATGTGATTCACGGAGACGAAAGGAGTGAAGATAAGGCATCGAGGTTGTCTTCAGACGCAGCTGCTCACGTCTCTGAACGCAATGCCCGCATTTCTGAAATGACCACAAATCCCGACAAGTTTACCGTCGGAGATGCGTGGTCCATGCTTCCTGGTGCATCGCGGACTGACGCTCTTGCTTCTGAAGTCGGGATTCGTGTGAAGATGCTTGGGCTGAAGTTTGGCGGAAAACCCAGCGAAGTCCTTACGCAGATCGCAGAGCATCCTGATGTGAACGATGGAACAAAGGCGGTAGCCAGGTTCCTTCTTGAGCACTCAGATGTCCTTGACAAATACGTTACTGGCGTAAAGGAGGAACCGCCTGTTCCTGGGTACAAGGGAGTGCACAGTGCTTCCGGGCGAAATGCGGATCTACGGAACCCGACGACGCCATTCATTGGCGTGTTTGAGGGTCATTGGTCTGGAGTAGACGACCTTGCTCAAGTGACTGTGCATGAAGCCGTCCATGCCGCTACCTGGGCAAAGATCCAGCTGGCAATCATGGATGCAGGTGCTGCGGTTGGCGGCGGTACCGTGGATGAATCCAGGGCAACGGCCGCCATGTCGTGGAATGCTCTTCATGGATCTGGTGCTTCTCTCACCAAGAGAAGTTTCTCCGACGACTACATCAATCAGATCATCGGAAACATCAAAGACAAGAACGTCAAAGACCTCATCCTGCTGTATCAAGAAGCAGCAAGGCAGACCAAAACGGCACAGCTTCCCAGAGAGCTTCCGAACGGGTTTACTGACGCGAAGACCTACGGGTTTACCAACCTTGATGAGTTCATTGCCGAAGCGTTCACCAATCCAGAGTTTCAGCGGACACTGAGCGGAATGCAGGTTCCGCGCACCAAGAAGAACCTGTTCACCAGCATTGTTGACGCCATCGGAAAGATCCTCGGCCTTGAGGATCTGTACGGCACAATCACCAAGTCGGCCGGAATTGTCAATTCACCGGACCAGAACGTCCTTGAGTCCGTAATCCGGAATGGGGCTGAATTGATTGCCGGAAAGAGTGCTCCAGCATCTGGCGGATCAGCTGGTCGCGGATCGCTGGCTGAAGCAAGCTTGCACGCTCGTTCCAACTATTCGCTCCCTGACTCCAGCATGGCTGGTCGCGGAAACCCAAGGTCTGGAGAAACGCCAATCCCGAACCAACCGCGACCAGATGCTAACGACTTCCGTGTGCAGGTCGATGACATCATCAAGAGGGTGCGTGGTAACCCAGGCGGTTGGACTCCGTCTGATCTTGGCGAGCTGAACAACCTTGTCGAAGAAACAACCAGGAGCGGGCTGCTGAACACTGGTTTTGGTGCAAAGCATGGAAACACCGCCGGTGAGTTCATTCTTGGGTTTGCAGAACTGGTGTCGCAGAACAGGGATCTTTACGAGGGAATCAAGCAGATCAAGTCAAACGCCGAGACCGCTGAGAATCGGAACGCTTTCCTCAGCGTGATGGACAACATCGGCGGCCTGAATCCGGAACAGCGAATTCGATTCGCCCAGACCATCTCCAACTGGCACGGTCCGATGTTTGAGGACGGTGCAGCCATTGTGTCAGCAATGGTCGGTTCTCAGATGAATCTTTATCTGGACGCAATCAAGCGCGGTGCTTCGTCAAGCGAACGTGAAGCTTTGTTCGAGGGCCTCAAGACGATGGCCGCCGCCGACCGCAAGAACGCCAACATCATCGGTCGTTCGTTGCAGAACCGAAAGATGATGTGGAAGGAAGAGCTTGCTGCCAAGATTTCGACGATGACGCCCCAGGAAGTGAACGACAGGCTGAAGGACCTGCAAGAGTTTGTCAAGGTTGGTGTCATTGACAAGGACACGTGGTTCCAGATTCGTGACAACGCGCTTGGGTCCGGGTATCGGGATCATGCGTTGTGGGCGTACAAGAACAGCGTTCTGTCTGGCCCGGCTACTTCCAGTGCAGTCGCAATTAGCAATTCGGCTTCCTGGCTGTATTTGCCTCTTGAGCGAGCCATCGGTTATGGAATTGATGGGCTGTTTAGTGCCGAAAACAAGGGAAAGGCGACAAGAGAACTGGCGGTGTACGGGCAGCTTCCCTGTGTCATCAATGATGTCTGGAATGCTGCGCGGCTCTCGTGGAAGCAAGAGGGAGAATCAATTACGCTTGGATCGACAAGCAGTCCATACGGAGAATTTGTTCCTAGGAATAGATTCAAGCCGCGTGCTGGAGCTGATGTCTTTACGACCGCACTTGATTACGCTGTTTGGGGGACAGGACAGGCTGTCGGTCTTGGTGGAGTTCCTCAGAGAATCATTGGAGCCACTCACGAAATCTTTTCGGCAGCCGGTGCTCGTGCAAACATGAGGTCGCTGCTTATTAGTGAGGCTCCTGCATCAATCAAATCAGATCCGCAGCGTCTGGCGCAATATGTTTCTGACAAGATGAAGCAAGCGTTCAATGATGTCGGTGCGCTTCACAGTGAGGATGCGGTCCGCGGTCAGGTGATGCGTGAAGCAAAGGCTGCTGGATTTGAGCCGGGAAGTCCGGAATGGACTGCCTACGTCCAGAACAAGATGGCGCAGCGGTGGGTCGCTCCGCAAGGACAGGACCGTCTAGATGCCATTTACATGGATCGCGTTGCAGCAACGGTTCGACGTCGAACAGAACAGCAGACGTTTAGGCGTGACTACACGGACATCCTTGAGGAATCGCATCCGCTTGCTCTGGGCACCAGGACACTGGCCGGACTGGGCCGAAACGCCACCGGCCTTATCCGCGACGTCCCGGCACTTGGCTTCCTGATGCCGTTTGTCAAGACCCCGACCAATCTATTGATCTGGGCGGTCGAACGGAATCCAATTGAAGCTTCGTTGAACCTCAGCAAGCACATCGACGATCCAGATATGCGCGGCGAAATGATTGGCCGACTGTCTACCGGACTGCTTATGTACGGGGTGGCAATATCTGCTGCGCTCAGTGGAGCAATCACCGGCAGAGGGCCAAGTGATGCAAACGCCAGAAAGGCATTGATGGATTCAGGGTGGCAACAGAATTCCATCAAGGTCGGTGACCGATACGTTTCGTACTCTCGGTTTGAGCCGTTTTCCGGAATTCTTGGATTGATGGGTGATGCCGTTGACATTGCCAAGCAGAAGTACCTGTCCGAACAAGAGCAGGCATCAATGATTGACATGACGGCTAAGGTTGTCGTTGGCAGCATTGCCAACAACATGGTCAACAAGACCTACCTGACTGGTCTTCGCAACCTTCTTGATGCAATCACAAACTGGGATGCCAAGGGGCAAGCGTTCATTGGCGGACTTGCAGGAGGCATCATCCCGAACGCTTTGACTCAGCCGTACGTCCACTATCAGGACGACATAGCCGCTCCGCGGGAAATCATGGATCGCATCATGGCTCGAATCCCGGGATATGGCGGGACCATCGACAAGCGTCGAAACGCGCTGGGCGAGGCTATGGACAACCCAGCCGATCTTTGGAATCTTGCTCTTCCGGTCAGGGTCACAAAACAGAGCACCGACCCTGTCAAGAATGAGCTTGCCAAACTGATGGTTGGTTTTTCTGGCCCGAGCCCGACACTTGATGGAGGCATTGACCTGACGTCGATGCGTTCCAAGTCAGGTCAGTCTGCGTTTGACCGGTACCAAGAACTCACCTCTCAGGTTCAAGTCGGCGGAAAGACGCTCAAAGAGCGGCTTGCCCAGATCATCGGTACGTCTCAATATCAAGCAATGCCAGAAACGTCGGTTGATGGCATTCAGACAACGCGAGTTGGGATGCTGCGTGGGGAGATTGGCCGCTATCGGCGGGCAGCCCTTCAGCGTCTACAGGAAGAGTTCCCTGACATTCAGAACCGTCTCCAGACGGTTGACAACATCAAGATGCAAATGCGACGAGGATTCTGATGACAGAAATGCTGACCAACAAATGGGACTTGCCTTACCAGTCCCGTACCTGGTACCGTGGCAACGGTGTCAACAAAGATTTCCTTGTCACGTTCTCTGGCGGTCTTCCGCTGGATCGAAGTCATGTCAAGGTCTTCATCAATGACAACGCGCTCACGACTGGATGGTCTGTCGTCAACCTGAATGGACAGGACTATGTCCGATTTGACTCACCCCCGGCTCTTCGGACTTCCGGGGAAGCACCGAACATCATGCTGAAACGGGACACTCCCGGGACGGCTGATGATCGTGCCATTGACTTTGCCAGCGGATCGTTGCTGCGATCTGAGGATCTCGACAAGGCAATGCTGAATGCCCTGTACGTGTCCCAGGAATCGTCTGATCTGTTCCTCGATCAAGGCGGCTCGGCAGTCAACACTACATTCGATCAAGAAATCGGCGGGCAAAAGACATTCACGAACAACGTCATCTTTGGCGTGAACAGCGGTGCTCAATTCATTCCTGGAACGCCTCTTGACAAGGTGGCGTACGGGAAGCAGGTCGTCTTGGCTGCCAGCACGGTTGACGGGCAGGTCTCGTGGCAGCCAACCACGGTCTCTTCTGAAAATCTTCCGGCAAACGTCGTCAAGACCGACGCTCCTGAAACAACGCAGGTGATTACGGCTCCGAAGAAGTTCACCGGAACTGTCGAAATCTCGAACCTGAAGATTCCTGGGTCTGGGAACAACAACAAAGCACTAGTTGTCAGCGACAACGCTGGCAGCATGACGCTGTCTCCGATTGTCAACGGAATCCGTCTTGGCTCATCGAATGCTTCGGTAAGCACCGGGACAATCACGATCTCCCCTGAATCAATCGGTGCGCTGTCCGCAAACACGGCTGGCGGAGCCACGCAAACGGTCACTGTTCCGGTCAACTTCACCAACTCGATTGGGCTTGGTGACGACGCTAACGCAGATACGCTTACCATCAACAGCTCGCTCATCATCAAGAGCGACACCGCAGCTGCCGGTAAGGTGCTCATGTGCTCCGACACTGCTGGGAACGCTTCGTGGGCCGCTCCACCGAAAACCGGCATCATCAGCGTCAACGGCATGACGGGTGCTGACACTGGTGGTGCAATCACCCTGACCGCTGCAAACGTACAGGCCGTGTCTATCGGTACCACGCAGGACATCGACGGAGCCAAGACGTTCACTAACAACGTAACCCTCGGTGTCGATCAATCTGACATCATCACGATCAATGGTGAGTTTAGGATTCCGGGATCATCGCAGGGGCAGGTTCTTACTGCCACCCCTACCGGAAAGGTAATCTGGGCTACCCCTGAACCGGCGGGAGTCACAAGCGTCAACGGGGAAGCAGGTCCCGTGATTATCACGGCTGACAAGCTTGGCGCATACACGGCAACGACTATTCCAACCGCCTCCACGACCCAAGCAGGGATTATGAAGGTCGGCAGCGGTTTGTCTGTTTCCGGCGGAGTCGTCAACGTCAATCAGAACGCAACGCTTCCCATCGCATCTGCAACGACTCTTGGTGGAGTGAAGGTCGGTAGCGGATTGTCCATCAACGGCGAGGGGGTGATGTCAGCAACGCTGAACGGGAGTGTCGGCGTCAACAAGTTTGGCCCTACCGGCAATCAGAGAGTCGGCGACGTCGTCCCTGCTTCCGGTGATTACACCGCTGCGATGGTGACGAACGCCGTCAGTACTGACACCAACCAGACCATCACCGGATCAAAGAAGTTCAGCGCAAACCAGAGCATCTCGTCATCCTCTAGTACGGTCGGAACAAACGGAAGTAGCGGTGTGCTCCTGGACTCGTCTGGCATTGTCAAAGCCCAGGCTTCTGCTGCAAATACCCATGTCTTTGAGGCAATTTCCCCTACGGGTGGAACCGTTGCCTGGATTGATAGCGACGGTGATGCTTACTTCAGCGGGCTTGTCACCGCACACACAGGGTTCCTATCGCCTGGTGGGTTGACCGTCGGTGACAACCCTGCCGACGGAATCAATCTCACGGGAACTCTCAAGATTGCCGGATCTGCAAATCCGACCGCAGGACTTGTGTTGACTTGCATGAACAACACCGGTCTTGCTCAATGGCAGTCACCTTCCAACGCTCCCGTGACTGATGTCAACGGCCTCACCGGCAACGTCAAGATAAGCCTTGATGGGGAAACCAGTCCTTCTGGAAACCTCGGTGGGGTCACAAAGTCAACTACACAGACCATCACTGGAACCAAGACGTTCACTGTTCCGCAGGTGTTCACCTCAGATGTAACGCTTGGCGACAACATTGCCGACAACATCAACGTCGTCGGGAAGATGCTCATTCCGCAGGCCGCAGGAGCAACAAAGGTCCTTACTTGCGTTGACGGAACCGGCCAGGCTGTGTGGGCTCCATCAAAGGTGAACTCGGTTCGTGGGTCTACGGTTGCACTAGCAAACGCTCAAACCGGCGATGTCTCGATCTCGGCCGCCGATGTCGGTGCGCCTACCGTTGCCCAGCTGAACACCGTGGCGGCAGATGTTGTCACGGCGAGGGGGATTGCGGACCAAGCAAAAACTACCGCAGACCAAGCGTTGTCCACTGCCAACAGCAAGATTGCTGCGGTAACCACGGGAACGACTGTTGACGGTACAAACATCTATACCTGTCTGTCCGGAAACGGTACTTCTGGAAGCCCGCTCAGGGTTGTTGGGGCCCAGCCACTAGGTACTGCTGGTGGCGTCCTCAACGGAACATATCCAAACCCAGGTCTTGTTGACAAGGCCGTCGGGTTTGCCAAGATCCAAGACGTCGGGGCAGGGACCATTGTGGTTGGCCCGACGACCGGGACAGCGGCTGGTCCTATGACAACCGTTACCGTCGGGTCCGGCTTGTCCATCACCGGCGGTTCGCTTGTAAACAGCAATCAGCCAGACGCGAAGCTCGGAACAGCCAACACCTGGACAGCAACAAACACATTCAACGGCAACGTGTCGTTCGGGTCAACCTCGGCAGTTACCGTCAACAACACGTTTGCTGCCAACGGCAACACCACGCTTGGTGATGCTTCGACTGATGCTGTTACTGTAAACGGAAAACTACAGATTACCTCTGGCACTCCTGGTTCCGGGAAGGTGCTTACCAGCGATGCCTCTGGAAATGCAACGTGGTCTGCGGTCACTACGTCCTTTACTCCGTCAATCACTGACGTTGGCACTACCCACTGTGTCTTGATCTCAAAGGCGTTCAACAACACTACTGCGCCGACTGTTACAGCGCAGACCGGAACAGTATTTTCCGGGGTAGCTGCAAGTGGAATAAACATCAAATCCAGCGTTGGTACGTGGGTTGGAATGGTGTTCTATACCTCAAACTCAGGAAACATCTCCCCGGCTCCAGACTTCTTTACAGGAGTGACGGTAAACACTTCTGGATGCTCGCCTAACGTACCGGGAACGGGAGGCTGGGGAACTGGTTACACCGTCACGGCGCAATACATCCTTACCAGGGTCTCTTGATATGTCCACTCCATCCCACGACGAATTGTTCCTCGCCATCGGTCGCCTCGAAGGCAAGGTGGACAGTCTCCTGGCAATCCAGAGCGTCCAGCAGGAAGAGATCCGAAACATCGACTCGCGTCTTCGTCAGCTCGAAAACGCAAAGGCCGTGATTCTTGGCGGTGCTGGCATCGTGTCGGTCGCCGTGACTGTCTTCATCAACCTCCTACACAAGTAACCCATGCCTACCCCTCAAACGATCACTCTTCTTGCTGATACCGCAATGTCGTCGGCGATCACCGGCACATCGCTTCGTTACGATCCTCTTGTCTCATCCGTTGGATGCGTTTTCATCAAGATGAAGCAGGTCTCTGCTTCTCCGACTCCTGCTGTTATCGACGCAGCCATTCAGATTCAGGGAAGCATGGATGGGTCTGATTGGGTGACTTTGTTTGCATCCAATGCCACCAGTCTGTCTAAGCCGCTCAGTGCATCATTGGATGTTGGCGGAGGCGCGTCCGGCTACCGCTCTCAGGCTCAGGTCATCCAGGCAATGCCGTGGATGCGTGTGGTTACCGCAAACGGAATCACAAACGGATCCAACGTCAATCTTTCGGTTGTCATGCAGAACGGCTGAATGATGTCAACAAAAAAGCACCTCAATGAGCTTCACGGCATTCTTGTCCAAGAGCTCATCAAGAGAGTGCTGTCTGGAGAGGCGACACCGGCTGACCTCAATGTTGCCAGGCAGCTTCTCCGCGACAATCAGATCGACTGCGCCGCAGTGGAGGGCGCACCGATCCTGAAGCTGGCGGAGAACCTTCCGTTCTCTGATGAGGAAGAGGCTGCGTGAGCAAGAAGAAGGATCCGACTCAGGACTTCCGCAACGTCCTGTTTCTGATCTGGAAGCACCTGAACCTCCCCGATCCGACGCCGCTTCAGTACGACATCGCCACGTTCCTTGACAACGGACCAAAGCGGTGCGTCATTCAGGCGTTTCGCGGAGTCGGGAAAAGCTGGATCACTTCGGCATACGTCTTGCACGTGCTGCGAAAGAACCCGGACACAAACATCCTTGTTGTGTCCGCCAGCAAGAGTCGAGCGGACGACTTCACCACCTTCACGAAGCGTCTGATCGAAGAGATGCCGTTGTTTCAGCACCTGAAGCCGCGGGAAGGGCAGCGAGATTCCAAGATCGCTTTTGACGTAGGACCAGCCAAGGCCAGCC